GCTTGAACAAAAATTTCTGGAGTCCCACAATTTAAGTCCAAGTCTGGTAAACTTTTTGTCTCTAATATTCTTGTTTCACTCATAAATCTTTCTGGATATAGTCTTACTGGTGATGATACTCTATCTACTTTACTAAATCCCAATAATGTATTTGTAATAAAAGATACCCCAGATCCCCGACCACTATTTGTAATAACTCCTCCATCTTTAATAGCTTGTTTAACAATTTCATAATCTAATAAGAAATAATCTACCATCCCAGTATTTCTGACAATATTGACTTCTTTCTGTATCTCTTGCAAATATTCTTTATGTCTACTTTCATCAATATCTTTACTGAATTCTTTCCATTGTGATGTTAATAATGTTGTATAAATTTTATTTTTCTCTTCTTGAGATAAGTTAGGATATAAAGAGGGTAATTTAATATTTTTATCAAATTCAATATCATCAAATTCTAAAAATATATTAGTATTATTTATAGCTTTCATTATCTGTTCATGATTTAAAATACCTTGCTCGATAAATCTTTGATACGCTGTTTCTCCATCAGGATAGTCTAGAAACCATCCATCTTCTTCTTCATACCTTATACCTCTTGCTTCTAATACATCATCTCTTCCTTGTGCTTGGTTTGGATAAATATAATGTGAATCACATCCCATGATTATGTTTAATCCTAAATTAAGTATCCTTTTGTTAATTTCTCGTTGAATATCTGTATGGTGATACTGTACTTCTAACATGAAATTATCTCCGAAATGGTTATGTAATTTCATCACAATGTCATCTATGTCATCATACTTCCAAAAGGCAATACACGCAGATGTGATAAACACTTCTTTTGGTGGTAAAGATAATAATAATTCTATATCTACTCTTGGTTTATAATAATAGCCATCTATATTTGCTTCAGATAAAATTCTGTTAATAGATTTTCGTCCAATTTCTGACTTTGCAAAAATACAAATATGTGAGTTTGTTTTATCTTTTTCTAATCTGTCTTTAACCCAATATGCTTCTGCTCCAAATATAAATTTAAGATTATTCTTTTTTGCCGATTCATAAACCTCATAATATCTTCCTTGAAACCCATGTTCACATGAAGACAAAATTGTATGTTCCAATTCTTTTACTCTATTAACATAATCATCTATAACCATAGCACTATCCGCCGTGAAGATGTTCGAATCAGAACTATGGCGATGGAAATTTTGAAACAATATCATTTTCTCACCTCATCTTATATCTTAACCAAATAAATCTTCCCACTCACTATCTTTTTTTGTTTCTCCTAGTTTTAATCGTTCATAATACTCCATTAAATATTTACATCTTTTTCGATGATTACATAAATTACTACAATAGAAATTATCATTTTCAATATCTCTAGGTTGCCATTCATCTTCCTTATCATGGTTCTTCTCAATAATTGATTTGTGAGTTTTTTTAATATATTCAAGTAGCTCATTTTTTTTCTCTTTATTGAATTCATATTCTAAAATACAATCCTCTAACCAATATTTTAGTTGAACAGATTCAGGTAAATTATTAATATTATTATTTTTTACTGATTCAGATAATATAATATCAATTTCAAATTCTTGATATCCCAAAGATTCTAAATCTCTTTTTAGCGGACTTTTAGTTATCTTATATGTATTTGTTTTTTTGTCTTTAGTCTTTGTGTCGGTTCCTATTTCTTTAACCCACTTCCCTCTATTGCACATTTTCTTATTTATTTTACCATTCTTTAAAACTGAACAAACATAAAGGTATTTCAACATATTCCATGCTATAGTTTGGATTTTATATTTATCCTCATTAGCTAAACCATATAATACTAATTGTCTACCTGCTTCAATAAGTTTTTTCTTATCAAATTTACTACTTGTTTTAAAGTCAAAAATTGAAATAGTATCCTTATTATGTTTTTGTGTTAAGTCAATATATCCTTGTATATATACTTTTGGCATTACTTCAAAAATAAAACCTTGTTCTGTAATATACTCTCCTTCAGGTTTAATAAAATTCTCACAGAAGTGCTCCATATCTGCAACCCAAGAATCTCGTACCTTATCATTCATGAAATTAATATTTAGCATTTCTAATTCAGATAATGTATTATTTAACGATTCTAACAAATCAATATTTTTACCTTCATATATTGATTCTAAATCTGAATGAATTCCTGAACCAGTTATCGAATAAATATTATCAATACCTCTATCCCCTAAAATATAAGTAATATAATACTCATATTGACACTGATTAAACGCTCCTAATTTACTAAAACTATAAACAGTATTTCCTTCTTTTGATAATTTTTTTACAATTGGTTCTAATTCTCTAGCCAAATTATATTCTCCTTTGCTAATTGTGATATTTTTTTATTATTTTTCAAATCAAATAAAGACATCTTTGACTCTTTTGGTAAACATGAAGGATTAAAATATCCAACATCATATTTAATAAAACTATTTTTGAATTTTTCACACTCAGATATAATCTGTTCTTCTTCAATTCCTTCATCCCAAGCAATAATTATTTTTTGTGGCATAAGGGATTTAATTAATTGCACCTGTATAGGAGATATACTATGACTTCCTACCGATATTACATTGTTAATATTTAAACTTTTGGCAATTAAACAACTTTTTTCCGCTTCACTAATCCAAACTGTTTGATTTGCAATATGTTGATAATTTTCACTAAACCCATATATACTATGAGATTTAGGAAATGGTATTATCGCCAAGTATTTTGGGATATCATCATTGATGTCATCTTCATTTAGTCTACCTATAACACCGATTAATTTCCCCTCAGGACTTCTCCAAGGTATTGTAATTCTTAATGTCTCTACGTCAAATCCTATATTAAATTGTTCTTGTATCTCAAAAGTGATATTATCATCAAAAAATCTTTTATTTGGATTATTTGAAAATCGTTTTAAAGTTTCTTCTGGATACTCATATAGTTCAAAATTATTTATAGAACTACAACTAAGAATCTTTTTATAAAATCCTCCGAATGGCAATTTAATGCTCTTATGTGGTATTAAATCTAGATCAAAATAATCACTTATGTAATCTAATGTATATTTGAAATTTAACCCCTTATATGATTGCAATAACGATATTATGTTCCCTCTAGTATTTGTACTAAAACAAACATACCCAAGTGTTTCAGGATTAATTTTAATAGAAGTAGGATTTCTGCCTTTTTCTCTCGAACATCTAATTTCATTTTTTATTCTATTATAGTTGATGTTTTCAAATCCAGAATCATTTAATAAATCAATAATATGATCTTTATCTTCTTTTAAAAATTCTTGGAGTGAAATTAAGTCCATACATAATTAACTCCTATCGTGGAATGGTGAACAATAGCCTACTTCCTTCCATAGATTATATCTACCATTAAATTCATAAAGTATCGTTTGTTTATCTTCATCATTTCTTGTTTTGTCTAAAAATGCAATGAGATATTTCTTCTCTGGGTTCATAACATAAGTTTCTTTTATTTTTGTATATTTACCATTTGAATCCTTTTTAAAATTAAATGGTTTGATATCATATTTTTGACCTTCAAATTCATCTTCCCAAACTGGTCTCAAGTATATCATTTCAGAAAACACTTCTTTAATTTGTTTTGCATTACTTAAACATGTTGCATCTAAATATCTTTTATTAAGACTATGTAACGCTAATTGGTATGTTGGGATAATACATACATTTTCTTTGCTTGCTAATTGAAAAAGTTGTTTTGAATCTTCAACAATTGTTTTCCATGATTCTCCTTCATTTAAATCATCACTTTTAAAAGTGTCATATAGAAAGATTTGATAGCCTTGTTTAGATAACTTTTTAACGATTTTTTTAACCTTATTAACACTATAATCAAAAAGTTTTACAAATTTAATACTGGAATATTTTTCTTTAATTTTATCTTTAGCTTCATATATCTTTGCAAGTTGTTCTGGTGTGAAATTTCCAATTTTGATTTTCTTGCGTGTTAATTCATAGTAATTCAAATCCTTTGCTAATACAGTAGATAGCAATATATTCTTAAAATCTTTAGATTTTTGTTCATTTGAAATGATGCAACATTTTACACCATTCTCCGCAACTGGCATAATTATATTCCCAAACACAAAACTACTCTTCCCAATCCCGCTATGTCCTCCAACTAAGTACATATCACTTAGTGGAAGTCCTAATGTTAAATAATTTAATATATGACACACTTTGCCATAATCTATTCCCTTTGATGATCCTTCATTACACTCTTCAATAAATTTATCATCAATTTCTAATGTTTCTATTTGAATTGTATTGCCTGTATTAATATTGATATTATTTAATAAATAATCATAATACATATAGACTTCTTCACTGGTCATCTTTTTAAATTTATCAACATTAGAAACTACATTAAATCCTTTGTCATGTAGTCTTAAAAGCATATTATTTTTTACTAATTCATCATGATAAGTTTCAACATTTTCAATATTAATAAGACTTTTCATTTCTTCAATGGGCTTATACCCACCTCTTGATTCAAACCCATCTTTTAATACTTGATTACTTTCTAAAAATGTAGATATGCTCAAATTATCAAAGTTTTGATATCCAAGTTTGAACATTTGTAAACCAACACTATAATAAAATATGCCATCAGTAGTTCTAATATCTCCATCTTCAATATCTAAATTAATATTTCTTGAATAATCTCCATATAAAGAGGTGTCTTTATAAAGTGAAAAAATAAAAGATGCCTCAATCATTTCACGATTTTTAATTAAGACATCTGGATATGATTCTAACTTCATAGATCCTCACTTTCTAAAAACTGTGTGATATTTCCATGTTTTATCGGAACATGATTTATCTTGTTTAAATCATTAATATCAATATCATAGTTTTTTATAATTTCTTTTGCAGGTTTACAATCATTTATTATATTGTCAATTATTTTCATAATATAACTTATTTTTTGTGGTTCTTTAGAATTTGATAATTTATTTTCAAGTGCGTATTTTATTTTATCTGTTTGTATTACGAAAGCTGAATAAATTATTTCATATGAAAAATGTTGATTTAGTTCTGCTAGTTTTTTATTAAGATATGGCGAATATTCATATCCTAGCAATGATAAAACATAAGTTGTTGTTTTTTGTTTCTGCTCTTTTTCTTGCACATAACCTTCATATATATCTTTGGATTTATAATATTTATTCTTACCTTTTTCATTTACGCAATAGAATATATCTGTTGTCCCCAGTTCTTTTGTGATTGGGCATATACAATTTCTAGCCAATTGCCATCTTCCTTTATTAGATTAATTAGGGATAGGATATTTCACCTATCCCTTTATCTATTACCCTAAAGTCTCTACAATCTTTTTTAATCCTTCTGTGGAAAGTGATTCTGGTGTTTTAAAATTAGTAATGCTGAAATCAGCCATAATTTGTTTGATTGTTTCTTTCACTTCATCCTTGGCTTTTGGGAATTTTAATTGAATAATAGAAACTAAAGCAACATTATCATCAATTTTTGTCTCTTCTTGTTCTAATTTTTCCTTTTTCTTTTTAGCAATCTCAGCAACCTTTTCTAATTCTTTTTCTTCCTCCTTCTTCTTATCTTCAATATCTTTATCTGACATAGGTTTAAGCATTGAATTCTTAACTCCAATTTCAAATGCTTTCATAAAGTTTTCTGCCGATAATTCAAGTTTTTCTGGAAGCCCAACAAATCTCCCACCAGCATCAACAATGGCAGTATTTCTGAAATACATCATTCTTTTTTCCCCGACTTGTTTACCTTCAGCAATTTCTCTTTCCATAGTTATATTAACAACCATTTGAGACTTATCTGCCACACTCCCAAAGAAGTCTGCCCGTAAATTATTTGTTAATTGTTCGTAATCTTCTCCACTCATTACATCTTTGACATTTTTAAGTTTAGTGTGACAAAGAATAAATACTGCATAACCTGCATTTCTAAGTCGTGAAATTTCACCATTTACACTTTCA